CCGGCGATATGTTCACCCTCACCGAGATCGACGAGGACGCCAACGAGGCCGTCGAGATCGACATCCCGCTGCCCGATGGCTCCACAACGAAGGCGAAACTCACCCTCGCGGATGCCAAGACGCGCCTGCTGATGGGGATCCAGATCTTCTTCAACCCAGGAGCGACGTGCGCTGCTGACGCGCGCGTGCGCCACGTCCACGTGCTCCAGGGTGTCGAGGCGCTCAAGGAGCAGTACCCGCACATCAGGGACCACGTAGGCGACAGCATGGGCGACCATCCCCTCGCGAGCTGGCAGTGGCGCCTGCAGGAGATGATGCTCCACGAGATCAGTTCCTCGGGGATGGCGAGCGCCTGGAACAGGGGTTCGGGGCAGTTCAACAGCTTCGAGAAGCAGATCGTTGTCCACCACGTGGAGTTCGCACCGTCGAGGCTGTACCCGGAGGGCCGGCTGTTCCTGGTGGCAGGTTCTGGGGTCATGTACGGCGGGCCGCTGCCGCTGGCAAAGTCCCTCATCACGCAGAGTCGCTACACGCCGATTCCTGGCAGTCCATGGTCGCTCGGTCTGGTGCATCCGCTCATCAGCCTGAACCGGCACCTCGAGAGCGCGGTCGCGCAGAACACCCTGGCGCGCAAGGTCCAGGCCGTGCCCTTCTGGCTCGCCCCCACAGAAGCAAAGGGCTCATTCACCGAGGCGGATCTGATGGCGAACGTCGGGGCGATCTACAAGTACAAACCCGGCCCGCGCGGCGAGAAGCCGGAGTTCGTCCAGGGGCGGCACCCGGCCGACGCCGGGTATGTCGCCGACATGCAGATGTTCATTCAGGAGTTCTTCGAGCGCGTCAGCGGCTCCAAGCAAGTCCTGGTCGGGGAGCGGCCTCAGGGGATCAGCGCTGGTATCGCGCTGCGTCAGCTCATCCAGCGAGCGTCGGTGCGCTTCGCCCCGAAGGTCTCGCACCTGCACCGCCACCACGAGGAGATGGAGACCCACAGGCTCTACGCCATCCAGCGCTCGCCTGCGTGGACTGTCCCGCGCCGGGTGAGCCTGCCAGGACGCGGATCCAGGCGGGCGCTCGGGTATTTCCGCGCTTCCGACATGCGCGACAACTACGTCTACCGCATCGAGGCCGAGCCCAAGGCGATCCAGGACGAGGTCAGCAAGGCCCAGACCGTCGTTGACCTGGTTGGCATGGGGGCCATCAACATCATGGACCCGCGCAACCGCATCAGGATCCGCGAGCTGATGGGAGTGGGCGACGAGAAGTTCGTTGACGAGAGCGCTGGCGACATCAGGAAGGCCGAGAGCCTGCTCGCCGCGCTCGAAGACGGCGAGGAAGTCCAGATCGGCCCCTACGACAACGTCGCCATCCACTTCATGGTCACGGTGGACTACATGAAGACGAGCAGCTTTGAGAACTCCTCTGAAGACATCCGCATGCGGATCGAGGAGCACGCGCGCGAGCTGCAGGAGCGCATGGTCATGATGCAGCAGGGGGCGATGTTCAAGGAAGCGCGCATGGAGGCCATGGCCGATGCGACGGCTGGCGGGGAACCTGAGCCGCCGCCGGGCGTGCCGCGCGGGATTGCAGGCGCTGGCGGTGGCGAGTCGCAAGAACCGGGAGCGCCACCTGGTGCGGCGCCTCCGGGCGGCGGTCCACCAGGCCGCAGTGGGAAACCTGGAGGTCGTGGTACAGTCGGCCCGACTGCTGCGCGCCAGCAGATGAGCCCAGCCGGACCTCCAATGGGCGCAGTGTAGGGGGATGCAACCGTGCCTTACGCGAGCAAATCTCAGGCGAGATTCATGCGGGCCGCAGAGGCCCGCGGCGACGTGAAGAAGGGCACCGCATCGCGCTTCGCGCATCACACCAAGGGCGGCGTCAAGAGTCTGCCTGAGCGCGTGCGCAAGAAGAAGCGCGGTGGGCCGAAGAGGCTCTCGGCGATGTATCGCGAACGGGGCAAGTAGGCCGTGTACGGCAAGAGAGAGCACCTCGAAGACAAGATCAAGCAGACCAACCGGAACCTCGTCGGCCAGCAGGCGTCCGGCTGGGCGAAGCACAACAAGCCGATGTACGAGCGCGGGCAGCAGTCAGTCCTCGACGCGGCCAACGAGCTTCGTAGGATGGGCGTCAAGCGCGGCAAGGACCAGCCTAGGCAGGCTGCGCCGCGCGGCCCGAAGCGTGGAGCGCACTTCAGTTCGCTGAGCCAGATGTACGGGCAGAAGGCCCAGTAGGAGCAGGCACATGGCCCTCAAGGACCCGACGACCGCCCCGCGAAGGCCGCTTTCCAGTTACACCGACCCCGCGGAGCGCCGCGTTGCCGAGCGCCTCCAGAACCTGCGCACTCGGCTCGCGACAGCGGATCGGCGGGGTGGTGGGGAACGTCGCGGCCAGGCTCGGATCGCGCAGAAGGCCAGGCGCGACCCGTTGCGCGAGTACCGCGCCGCCGACATCGGGGCGGCCAGACAGGCCGAAAGAAGCGAACATGCCGCAGAGCGGGCGATGACCGCTGGCCAGAGGGCCGCGCGTGACGCGGAAGCGCGGCGCTTCGGTCGGTCGGCCATGAGAACGGCGCGGCACGGCTACACCGAAGCCGCGGTGGACGAGTTCGCAGGCAAACTCAAGGCCAGCGCGCTCACGCGCCCGCGCATCGCGACGGCAGCGCGCGGCACGAGCCTTGGGAGTATGTACCGCGCCGCACGATCGGGAGCCGGAGCAGTCGCCAGGGGAGCAGCGAGGGGGCTCGTCGAGGGCGCGTTGCCTGGCGCCGTCCAGGGTGCATCCATGGCGCTGTTCGACAAGGCGATCGGCGGAAAGGTGAAGGAACCCATCGAGGAAGTGTTCCGGCGGGGCAAGCAGCGCGAGCGCGGAGAGCAGGTGAAGACCGAACGTACCAGGGTGACTGCCAGACGATGAACAGCATGGGCGGAACCACCACAACCACCAAGACCATGGAGTTCGGCGCCAAGCAGCGCTACGGCCTGAAAACATACAAGCCGTATCAGCCACTCAAGGGCCAGAACTACCGCTCGTTCAACCCGAGCCGCCCGATCCAGAAAAAGCACCTGCGCAGCCTGCGCGAGATGTACACCAACACGAGGTCGTAGCCATGCCGAATGAAAGAAAGCCCATCAAACCCAACCCCCTGCGCGATCAGGTCCAGGCGTATAACGAGGCCGGCGGCTCCCGCGAGAGCCTCAGCGAATACCTCGGCGTGCAGACAAAAAAGCGATTCTTCAAATCGCCCGTGCAGCAGCGTCGTGGCCTCGAAGAGATGATCCGCAAGGCCGGCGGGACACAAGCGCGCAGGCTCACGGAACAAACGTAACGGGGCGGACTGTTGACAGTCGATGATGTTGTCAATATCGTGAAGGGCACGTTGAACCCAGGGCGAGGGAGCCCATTCTTCGGCAACATCACCATCAGGGTCGAATCGGGGAGACCAACTCTCGTTGAGGTCAACAGGCAATACAAGAGTGTCAATGAGTACGACGCGGTGCTGCGGAACAGCAGCGCTGCATCAGGAGCCACCGGCGTGACATCGATCCGCACGTAGCGCACGCGCCGGGCTATCAGGACCACTGAGGCTCGAGAGGGCGAAAGCCCCCTCGGGCCTTTTGCTTTTTCAGGCAACACCGTCGTCTGCAGGGACTGGATCAGGCATCACCGGGAGGTGGTGCCCCGAGGTCTGGCCCGAGTGGATGCGAAGGAGGCTGAGCCATGTCGTGGATTCTGAAATCGCTGATGGAAATGGGTGGTGGGCCTGCCCCGGCCGGTGATGCCGGTGCGGGAAGTGGTGCTGCGCCGGGCGCGGATCCATCGCAGGCGCCTGGAATGTCTGGAATCCCAGGCGATGGGTATTTCGATCCTGGAACGCAGCGTGTTCACCTTCCGGATCTCACCCCGGAGGAGCTGGCGCAGATGGGACCGAGCCAGCCGGCCAGCTTCAAGTTCAAGTACGGCGACCAGGAGTTCACCTCACAGGAAGCTCTCAGCCAGTACATCCAGGGCCTCCAGAAAGCACCTGCCGCGGCGGCGCCACAGCCCGATGACATCGAGGCGCGCATCGCACAGGCGCTGGAGCAGCAGCGCGAGAAGTCGGAGCAGATCTGGTACGAGCGCATGTCCCAGTTGGCGGCGGGCGGTGGACAGCAGCCGAGCCGGGGTACCAGCCCGGAGGCGACACCGCAGAACCCTTGGGATGCCGAGACGCACCCCAAGGAGCACTACAACTGGGAGACCAAGCAGGCAGTGGAGTCGGCCACGGCCCCCCTGCTCGAGCGGCTCGAGGCGATGGAAGAGCAGTTCGGCGCCTCAAGCGAACGCCTGGAGAACGAGCGAGGCATCTCGCAATTCGAGGGCCTGTTCTCCCAGGCAGCGAAGGCAGAAGGCGTGGACCCGGATTGGGCGGAGGACGTGAAGGCACTGGTCATCCGCAGGGACAAGGTAGACACCAGCACGTGGCACAACGTCGGGGCCGAGGTGGCCGCGGTGTGGCGTGCGATGAAATCGCGCATGGACAAACAGGTCGAAAACGGAGTCAGCGAACTGATGAAGAAGGGGAAGAAATTCCCGCCATCAGTCCTTCGAGATGCTTCGGCTCCAATGGGCACGGGGGGTGGGATGAAGCGAGAGCCGGTGAGATCTCTCACGGGCAAAGACTCGACATTCCACGCCGCGCGCCGAGAGATGTCGAGGCTCCCACAGGAGTAAGTAAATGGCTGAGTCAACACTGACTGCGCTCCTTTTCATGGCCAAGGAGCGGTACGCGAACTACATCGTGGAGCAGGAGAACGTAGAGCCGATGCTCCTCGAGCTGCTCGAGCGAGACGAGACCATGGATTACGACTCGGGCGGCAAGTACTGGCTGTTCCCCGTGCAGCTCCCCGGCGGTGAGAGCGTGGGTGCTGCGACCGAAGGCGGCAATCTCCCCGGCGGGCCGGAAGGCTCGATCGCACTGCGGGGTGCCCAGGGTCGCATCAACCCGAAGCTGAACTACCTCACCGAGCGGATCACGGGGCTGACCGAGGCCAGCATCACCAAGGGTGTCAAGGGATTCTTCGACGCTCTGGACCGTTCCATCGAGAGCAAGACGAAGTACGCCCGCAACGACATGTCTCGCCAGATGTGGGGGACGGGTCGTGGCAATCTCGGGGCGGTCCAGGCGGTCGCCAATGGCGCCGGCACCAACGACAGGGTGACGCTGACAGCGGACAGCAACATGCAGTACATCCGTCACTCGATGCGAGTGGACTTCTGGACCTCCACGCTGGTAACACGCAACAGCGCGGCCAACCAGACGACGCTCGATGTCGGGTTCAACGTCACCAACGTGAACTACGCAGCGCGCACGTTCGATGTTGTGGACAACGCCGGTGCTCCGGTCAACCTGGCCACGATCGGTCAGGCGGCGGTGGTCGCGACCAACGTGGTGGTGCGTGAGAACGTGGGCATCGGCACCGGCGCCACCGGCGAGGGCAACGAAATCACCGGGCTCCAGCAGCTCGTGGATGACGGCACCCTCACGGTCGCCATCATGGAGTTCATCAACAGGACCACGACTCCAGAGTGGCGCAGTCACATCGACGCTAACGGCGGCACGCTGCGCAACATCACCGAAGACCTCATGCAGTCCATGGACGACACCATCCAGACCTTCAGTGGGAAGGAAGTGACGTTCATCGGCATGGGCAAGGGTCAGCGCCGCAAGCTGATCGCGATCGGCCTGCCTCAGGTCCAGCACCTGAGCGCGAAGCTGCACCTGGGCTACACGGAGATCGATTGGAACGGCAAGAAGTTCTTCATCGATCGCCAGGCGCCGCTGCGCGAGATCTACATGGGCAACCTGGCCCAGATCTGCCGGTTCATCGTCAAGCCGTGGGGCAGCATCGACAAGGTCGCTGGCGGGGAAAGGCTCCCGCACCGCGACGTGGCCGAGCTGGCCTACGGGACCTACATGAACATCGGCATCAAGCAGAGCAACGCTTGGGGCCGCATCAGGGACCTCGCAGAGCCGTAAACAGCAGTTGATTCACTGAACGACTGAGTAACTGAAAGGCTGGATACCCGTGCTGGACAAGCCGCGGCGCTTCGCTTTCGACGATTCGGCGATGGATCCTCATCGCCGGTTCCCTGATGCGATGGCCGCGCTTGTCCGGTACGACCCTGCCTACGACGTGGTGTGGGACCGGATTCGCCTTCGCTGGGTGTGCATCACCTGGATGACAGAGGGCAACAAGCAGTCCAGGACCCATCCGCCACGGCCCATTTTCTACCTCGAGGACGATGCCGGCGTCCGGCAAGAGCCGGGCTACGAGTCGATGATCGGGAAGCTCTACCGCACCGACTGGCGCCGCTTTGCCAGCACGGTCGAGGCGTTCCTCGATGACCTTGAGCGCAAGGAAGAGGCCCTCCAGCAACGCGCTGATGACGAGCACGACGAGCGCTACCAGCAGTGGCACAAGGACTGGATGGAGTACCTCGAGAAAAACCCGGAGACATTGCAACTGACGGGCTTTGCCTCGGCAGACCACTTCATTGGCGTGGCCGGCGCGATGCGGGAGAGCCTGCGACCGCTGGATGACACCAGCAACAACGAGGAGGCACACGATGGCACCACTGACGGCGGGCGACATTGTTTACAACCCATGCCCACAGCCCCTGACCTTCGAGTTCCGGGGGAAGAAATTCCTTTTCAAACCGATGGAGCTGACGAACTTCCACGTCTCTGATGACCAGGTAGACCAGCGTTTCGCGCTGGAGATGGTGGGACGGCACCTGGGCCGGTGGGGGGTGACGCCGATCCGCGTGGAGCGCTTCATCGACGACGATGGCCACCCGCTGCCAGAGTCAGAGCGCCGGGCGATCCTCTCGGAGATGGAGAGCGCGGGCCTGAACAGGTTCGTCGATCACGTCGAGCAACAGTACCTGCGTCACCGGGAGGCCGACAACGCGGTCTACCGCGGCCAGGGCGTGAAGGACTCGGCCCTCAGGCGCGGAGACGCGCTCGACAACCGTATGCTGGCGCTGGCGGAGGCCGTGAAGCTCGACCTGAGCAGGAAGCAGGTGCTTGCTGAGCAGGTCCAGACGGAGGAGCAGATCGCGGCGTTCGAGAGCCGCACGCCGATCGACCTGTCCGACTTCACCCGCGACGAGCTGCGGGCGCTGGCAATCAAGAAGGGCATGAAGACCAACGTGAGCTGGACCAAGGAGGACTTCATCTCGGCGCTCGACAAGGTGGACGCCGGGATCCCGGCGGATCAGGCCAAGAGCCAGGTTGACGACGAGCTGGCGTCCCGCTCTGGGGTTCAGACGCTCGAGGATCTGGAGAAGGCAGAGGATGCCGCGGAGAAGAAGCCCGCGGGCGGCCGGCGCCGCCGATAGCGCCGAAGGGGTGTTGAATGTCGAGTGTAGGGGGCAATCTCTACCAGTTGGGCCTCGATGTCCTGGCCGAGGCCGGCGAGGATGCTCTGACCACGACGTTCTTCGCCCCGCAGTACCTCTACCCGGCCATCAACGGCGCCAAGGACGATGTCTTGGCGGAGGTGCTCGAGACCCACGAGCGCTACCGGACGCTGCTGCACACCGCCGATACCCCCACGCTGCTCTCCGTGGGGGCCGGCAACGGGACTGACCCGCCGGGCGCCGATCTCCCGGTGAACTTCGTGCGCCTCGTGCGGGCGCAGGTCCTCAGCACCACCCGGTGGGTCACGATCACGGAGGACAGGAAGAGCGAGGCCCAGGCGGGCAGCGAGTATCCGAACTATGGGACTCAACTGGGAGGCAGGACCACCTACGAGATCG